GCACAAGCGGGACCGAGCAGGATATCATCCGCGCAGTCGGCTACATAACAGACATGAGGTATATTGCATCATACTACGGTGTGGATGTGAAGCGCGTCATCGCCATACGCGACAAGGTTAAGAAGCCCGAAAAGAAGAAAGCTGCAACCACGACAGTGCCGCCAGAAAACGCCAAGCCTTCGTCCTACTCGACAGGGTTGAACAGCGACGCTGAACGCAAGTGGAATAAGAACGCACGAGAAGGCTCCGCTGCACTGTTGAAGGCGTTACTTAAATTCTACGAGAACAAGGAACGTAGACTGAGGGAACAGAACACATGACATTTGGTACGGACACAAGGAAGTCCAAGTATGGTATTAACGCGATGGAGCTGAATGAGGTTCGCGTGTTCGACACGCCCACGCCACGCGATAAGGATTTAATACGCCGCGCTGCGCATAACCAAAACGCAAGGTCGGGGCGCTACTACATAACCCGCGCCATAGGCGACACTATTCATGTGACAAGGATACGATGATGGATATTCTTACCATCGACTTCGAGACCTACTACAGCCAGACGTTCAGCCTATCTAAGCTGACAACGGAGGAGTATATCCGCGACCCGCAGTTTGAGACTATCGGTGTTGCTGTGAAGCGCAACGACGAACCAGCACAATGGTTCAGTGGGCCGAAGGAGCGAGTGCGCGGGTTCCTTAAACTGTATGACTGGGACAACAGCGTAGCTGTAGCGCACAACGCTATGTTCGACATGGCTATCCTTAACTGGGAGTTCGACATACGCCCCAAGGGCATCGCGGATACGCTATCTATGGCTCGTGCAGTGGACGGACCAGATGCAGGGAACAGTCTTGCTAAGGCCGCAGAGCGGCACGGGCTGGGCGTGAAGGGCACAGAAGTGCTCAACGCGCTGGGCAAGCGGCGTATAGATTTCACGACAGAAGAGATGGAGCGCTACGGCGACTACTGCATTAACGATGCAGACTTAACCTACGCACTATTCCGTAAGCTTATGGTTGGCTTCCCCGCTTCCGAGTTACGCCTGATAGACCTGACGCTACGCATGTTCACTGAACCAGTGTTGATGCTGGACGGGGTATCGCTGAAGACTCACCTCGACGACGTGCAGACACGCAAGGCACGACTGCTGGACAAGGCGCTCGTGGACAAGACGCAGATTATGAGCAACCCCAAGTTAGCTGAACTCCTAACAATGTTAGGTGTCGTACCACCGACTAAGGTAAGCCCGAAGACAGGCAAGGAAGCGTTCGCGTTCGCCAAGACCGACGAGGCGTTCAAGGCGTTGTTGGAGCATGACAACCCCATAGTGCAAGCAGTGGTAGCTGCGCGGCTAGGTGTGAAGTCCACCATTGAGGAGACACGGACCGAGCGGTTCATCGACATCGCTAACCGTGGGCCATTACCCGTTCCGCTGCGCTATTATGGTGCGCACACCGGACGGTGGTCGGGTGAGGACAAGATAAACCTACAGAACCTACCGCGTGGGTCGGCGCTCAAGAAGGCGATACTCGCACCGGAAGGGCAAATCTTTATCGACTGCGACTCCTCACAGATTGAGGCGCGGACCTTGGCGTGGTTGGCTGGGCAGGATGACCTAGTAGAAGCCTTCGATAAGGGTGAGGACGTATATAAGATTATGGCCAGTACCATATATGGGGTAGCAGAGAAGGACGTCACGAAGGAGCAGCGGTTCGTGGGTAAGACAACCATCCTTGGCGCTGGCTACGGTATGGGTGCGGCCAAGTTCCGAGTGCAGTTAAAGACTATGGGTGTAGACCTACCGCTCGAAGAGTGTGAGCGGATTATCTTTGTCTACCGCGCTACCTACTCTAAGATACCCATGCTTTGGAAAGAGGCGCAGCAAGCCCTGCTGTATATGCTTCAGAACCAAGAAGCCCCGCTAGGTCTGGGCGGAGTGCTTAAGGTAGAAGGCTGGGACGGTATCGTGCTGCCTAACACCCTACGCCTCAAGTATCGCAACCTACGCTGGGTGCAAACAGATGGTAAGCGCGAGATTGTCTACGACACCAACAAGGGCCGCGCTGTGATACCCACCCGTATATACGGCGGGAAGCTAATCGAGAACGTGTGTCAGGCACTTGCCCGTATCATTATTGGTGAGCAGATGTTGATGGTCGCACGTAAGTATCGCGTAGTGATGACCGTGCATGACGCCGTTGGCGCACTCGCTCCTACGGAAAAACAAGTAGCAGCACGGGCGTTCGTCGAGGCATGCATGCGCATGCGGCCCAAGTGGGCAACGGCGCTACCGTTAAACTGTGAGAGCAAGATGGGAGCAAGTTATGGCGGATAAACCACACCCCGTAGTCGAGTTGTTAGTCGCACGTATGGAGAGCCACCCCGAAGAGTTTAGGGTCGCGGACGGGCCGGAGCGCTGGGTCACCCATATAGACATGGTACAGGACTATGGAAGCGAGGCTGACAAGGCTGCGCTAAACGCGAAGCTGCGGGACATCGTAATGGGCGAAGTCCACGAAGATGTAATGGACGAACTGCTTAACGGTGAAGACCGTCGCCGCAAGGAAGAGGAAGAGCAGGAGTACGAGCGTAACCTGTCCAAGTCACTACTGCTTACTAAGCAGCAGATGCAGCAGCAACAAGCGCAACAGAACGCCATGATGAGTCAGTATAAGAACGCCTACGCGGGCCAGCTAGGCCAGCTAGGTGCGTACAACCAAGCGCAAGCTGTAGGGTTATCGGGGCAGTCTCCGAGTAGTGTTTGGCTGGACGAGCACGGCATCGCGGGCACCCTTACCACCAAACCAACCCTTTCATCATCAGCAATCAACCAAATAAAGAAAGCACTTAACCTATGACCGAGTATCAATACACACAAGAAAGGATAAGGATATGGATTGGGTTACGACTGTAGCAGTATTTGTATTGGTGTTCGTTAGCTATGCGATTGGGCGGCTTAGTAGTGACGCTATCCCCATCAAGCGTGAGAACGAGCGGCTCAACGCAGAACTAAAAAAGCTGACTGACCGTGACGAGCGTGGCCGTTTCAGAGGCGGTAAGTAGTGCCCAGACAAGTATGGACGCCTGAGAAGGACGCCGAGTTATTGGGTTATTACAAGCACGGTCTAAGACCTGCATACATGGCGGAACAGATGGGGCTTACGATTGCTTCCGTGGAAGGCCGTTATGGGAAACTGAAAAGAATACAAAAAGCTAAGGACCAAGAAAATGACTGAAGAGAAACGTCCAAGCCTTATGATTGCCACCCCCATGTATGGGGGCATGTGCACAGGGCACTACGTGCAAGGTCTGCTTATGACCATGAACAAGATGCGCGACCTAGGTGTCAACGTGGCATGGTGCCAGATTATGAACGAGAGCCTTATCACACGGGCGCGTAACGAACTGGCACGGGTATTCCTTGAGAGTGACCACGACTACCTTATGTTTATCGACGCCGACATCGGCTTTGATGCAGAGGCTATCGCGCACCTTCTATTGGCCGACAAGGATATCGCATGCGGTATCTACCCTAAGAAGGAAGTGAACTGGGATAGCGTCAACCGTGCCGCCCTTGCGGGTAAGACGGACCTTGAGAACCATGCCGGAGCATTCGTGTTCAACATGGTAGGCAATAGTGATACGCACACAGACGAAACAGGCTGCATTGAAGTCCGCCACGGCGGCACAGGCTTCATGCTAATCAAGCGGGGGGTATTTGAAGCACTTGCACCACACGTGCCAACCTATCGCGTATCGTCATTCAAAGACCCAGAGACAGGCGAGTATGCCAAGCCTTTGACCCACGAGTTTTTCGCTACCAGCATCGACGACAGCGGTGCATTGCTAAGCGAAGATTACCATTTTTGCGAGTTGTGGAGAAACCACGACGGCAAAATACACGCCCACCCGTTCATCAAGTTACATCATGTAGGCACGTATGTGTTTGGTGGTGACATTTTGCAGAGCGGCGGCAATCTCAAGTGAAGGAGCAAGTGAAATGAGTAAGACTAAGACAGACAAAGCAGCAGCAATCATAAAACTGCTGAAGAAGGGTATGACCCCCAAGGAAATCAAAGACCGCATAGGGGTAAGCTACAACTACGCGTGGAAGTTACAGAAAGACTTAGGGAAAGTGGTAGAGGATACGCTTGGTATACCTTGCACTAACGACTGTGGGCCGAAACCCGAACCCGAAGTAAGCAGGGTGGGTAAGGTGCTGAACGAGAGAGAAGCCCAGTACGGTTCGTACATGCAAGCTTCAGACACTGCCGTTAGGATTAAGGGCATCATGCATAACGCAGTCGCCCGTAACGAAGCGCACCTATACCCCGACCAGCTACAGGCGTTGGATATGATTGCCACTAAGATAAGTCGTATCGTAAATGGCAATCCAAACCACACAGATAGCTGGATTGATATAGCCGGATATGCTACGTTAGTGGCTGACCGTCTCCAAGGGAAAGCCAGATAATATGACAGCGTGGTCCTACAGCAGCATTAAGACCTTCGACCAGTGTCCGAAGAAATACTATCACCTCAAGGTAGCCAAGGACGTTAAGGACGAAGGAAACGATGCGTCGCGGTATGGCAATGATGCACACGAAGCAGCAGAGCATCATATCAAGCATGGCACTCCGATACCGGAGAAGTTCAAAGTCATGCAGCCTGTAGTACACACGCTGGCTAAATTTCCCGGCGAGAAGCACACCGAGTTAAAGCTTGGTGTCAGGAAGACGGCCACTGGCTACGCGCCATGTGGCTTCTTCGATAAAGACGTATGGTGGCGCGGTATTGTCGATTTACTAATAACGAACGGCAGTACCGCCCACATGGTAGACTACAAGACAGGTAAGAACGCCAAGTATGCGGACATGAAGCAGCTAGACCTTATGGCTGGCGCAGTGTTCGTGCACTACCCAGAGATACAGAAGGTAAAATCAGGACTGGCTTTTGTCGTGTCCAACGAGTTCCCGAAGAAAACGCACACCCGTGAGCATCTGGATACGTACCTAGCTGTGTTCGACGACCAGCTAGAACAGCTTGAGGATAGCATGCAAAATGGTGTATGGAACGCCAAGACCAGCCCTCTATGTGGTTGGTGCCCCGTTAAGGGTTGCGAGCATTGGAAGCCTAGGAGATACTAATGGCACGGGATTATAAGCGCGAGTACGAGTTGTACCAAGGCACAGCGGAGCAGAAGAAGAACCGCGCTGCGCGTAACGCTGCCCGTGCCAAGATGATGAAGGCTGGCAAAGTGCACAAGGGTGACGGTAAAGACGTTGCCCACGTTAAGGCATTCGACAAAGGCGGCTCTAACAAGACCGGACTGCGCGTTGAGAGCAAATCGACCAACCGCTCGTTTAAGCGGGACAGCAAGCGCAACCTAGTGTCAGAAACTAGTACGCGGGAACGCAAAGGCAAAAAGTAATGCAAATCGTTGACGACAAGGTGCTACTCGTCAGGACATCAAACCCAGAGTCGATAACCTCCAAGATTAAAAAGTCTAAACTGTTAGAAACCCACGATGGCGTATCCAAGGTCGCCGTGTTCTGGGGTATGAACGAAGCACGTGCGCTTGCAAGTGCAGGTAACAAAGAAGTACCGTCGCCTATCCTGCGCGACTACACATGGACCGGACGACTCACACCCTTCGACCACCAAAAGACTACTTCGTCTTTCCTCACGCTGCACCACAAGGCTTTCTGCTTCAACGAGCAGGGGACAGGCAAGACAGCCAGCGTCATCTGGGCAGCGGACTATCTCATGAAGCGCGGCGAAATTAAGCGCGTACTTATCCTTTGCCCCCTATCCATCATGGATAGCGCGTGGCGGCAGGACTTGTTTAAGTTTGCAATGCACCGCTCGTGCAGCATAGCCTACGGTGCGTCGAAGCAGCGGGCCAAGATAATATCAGCGGGCGCAGAGTTCGTTGCGATTAACTTCGATGGCCTTGCAGTCGTAGAAGACGAAATCATAGCGGGTGGGTTTGACCTCATCGTGGTTGACGAAGCTAACGCTTACAAGAACCCGACTACTAACCGTTGGAAGACACTCAACCGCATCGTTAACGCTACTGACCCCCGTCTATGGATGCTTACTGGTACGCCAGCAGCACAAAGCCCTGTGGACGCTTTCGGCCTAGCCAAGCTGGTTAACCCAGACAACACCCCGAAATACTTTGGCGCGTTCCGCGATAGTGTGATGTATAAGGTGACCCAGTTTAAGTGGTCGCCCCGCCCTCATGCCGAGCAGGTGGTGCATAATGTGCTTCAACCCGCTATCCGGTTTGAGAAGAAAGACTGCCTTGACCTGCCTGACGTTGTGCATGTGGAGCGCTACGCGCCGCTAACCAAGATGCAGGAAGCATATTATAAGATGCTTAAGGACGAGATGCTATTCGAAACAGGCGGTGAGGAAGTAAGTGCCGTGAACGCGGCGACTAAGCTGAACAAGCTACTCCAGATTAGCGGAGGTGCAGTGTATTCGGACGATGGGGCAGTCGTTAAGTTCGACGTGTCCAACCGCCTTAACGTCGTGCTTGAGGTTATCGAGGAGGCTGCGCATAAGGTGCTGGTCTTCGTGCCGTTCACGCACACCATAGAGTTGCTACGCGAGAAGCTGGAGAAGGAAGGCATCTCTTGCGACGTCATTAACGGCAAGGTGCCAGTGCATCGCCGTGGTGAGATTGTGACCGAGTTCCAGACCCGCAAAGACCCACACGTGCTTATCATCCAGCCGCAAGCTGCATCGCACGGTCTAACACTAACAGCAGCGGATACAATTATCTGGTATGCGCCAGTGACGAGCGTGGAAACTTACCTGCAGGCAAATGCACGTATTAACCGTCCCGGCCAGAAGAACAGCATGACCATTGTGCACATCAAGGGCAGTCCAGCCGAGGACCGCTTGTACAGCATGCTTCAGAACAACGTGACGAACCACGAGAAAATTATTGACCTTTATCGTCAAATTATCTCAACAGGTGCTTGACACTGTAAAATGTAAGAGTATTATGAGCTTACTTAAGGTTACCCCTTAACGGGGGCAGTGCAAGATTGACCATGACCTTAAGTGTTTGAAGGAGCAGCTAATGAGTAAAGAGTTATCTGATATACCGCTGTCCGACTTAGTGCGTACCTACCGTAAAGTGCGGGACGTCGTGCAGGAGAAGGAAGAAGCGTTCAAGGCGGATATACAAAACCTACGCGACCAGATGGAGACCGTGGGTAACGCTATTCTCGCTACATGCAACGCGCAGAACATGGATAGCATCCGCACACCGGAAGGCACAGTAAGCCGCCGCGTGTCGTCAAGGTATTGGACCACCGATTGGGAGTCCATGTATAAGTTCATCAAGGAGAACGACATTCCGTTCCTTCTTGAGCAACGCATCCACAACGGGAACATGAAGCAGTTCCTTGAGGAAAACCCCGACTCGCTACCCATAGGGTTGCAGTGCGACCGGAAGTATGTGCTTCACGTAAGAAAACCTACAGGTAAGAAAGAAGACTAATCATGAGCAACCTAACTATTTTCAAAGACCCCAGTGCACTGACTACACCACGCGCCAAAGGCACTACGACTGCCCTCGCGCAGTCTATGGTACAGAGCACTTCGATACGCCGCATCGCAACTAACACTAACGGTACGTTCAAACGCATCGTAGGTGGCGAGCAGATTGGCAACGCCATCCGTGGCGAGTTTAACTGCATCATCGTAGACGCACTGCCCAAGGTATCGCGTACATTCTACGCTGGTAAGTACGACCCTAACGCCAAGGCAACACTGCCGGATTGTTGGTCCAACTTAGGCGAAAAGCCTGAAGCAGCAGCAAAGGCACCACAGGCGTCTTCATGTATCTCATGCCCACAGAACGTAAAGGGTTCGGGTGAGAACGGTGGCCGTGCATGCCGCTATCAGCGTCGTATCGCTATCCTCGTTATGGGTGACCCAACAGGCGATGTTTATCAGTTCAACGTCCCTGCTAAGTCGTTGTTCGGTAAGGGCGCAGGTAACGTGCATCCGTTCGAAAGCTATGTAAAATACTTAGTCGCCAACAACGAAAGCCCTGACACGGTTGTCACTAACATCAGCTACGACCTCAACGCAGATAGCATGGAGTTGCAGTTCACACCGCTGCGCGGCATCAGTGACGCTGAGTACGCGCTCGTAACCGCTGCACAGGCTGACCCAGAGACTAAGAACTACATCCAGCTTACGGTCTCACCCGTAGCCTCTACGCCAAAGAAAGCTGCGCCAGCCGCAGTAGTCGAAGAGGAAGCAGCGCCAGCACCCGCCCCAATCCAGCGCAGCGACGAGCCTGACGAAGATGAAGAGCCGGTGGTAGCGCAAACAAAACGCTCCGCTAAGCCAGCGGCACCTGCCCCCGCAGCAGGGCAATCAGACCTCTCGTCAATTATCGACGCATGGGGTGCAGACGAGGAGTAAATCCAGTGAGCCAAGGCTATAGCCTAAAACTCCGCGATTTGAACCGGAGGGCACCCAGCAAATCGCTGGGTGTCCGCCTAGGTCGCGCTTGCATAAAACATAATGTGCCTGTTACTGTTGTAGCGGAGCGCATGGGTGTTACCCGTCAGACGGTATATAACTGGTTCCGTGGGGCTTCGACGCCCTACGTAGGTCTCACTGCGTTGGTAGAGCAGTTTATATCCTCCTTAGATTAAGCTTCTAAGGTTTCGAATAATTAGGGGAAGGAGCAACCATGCGGTGGGTGCTATGAGCAATTTTGACCTTATGGACGCGGTGCAGCCAGCGTCCGGTTGGTATGCCATAATGGGCATAAAGGAAGACACTAACCCGAAGCAGTATCTGGTAGAGACCCGCCAAGAAGTGGACGATATAGCCGCACGTTTAGTGCAGCAGGAGTTCAATGTCTTCTTCGGGGTAGCCAAATATATCAACGACTCTGGGCGTAAGAAGAGCAACGTATCTGCGCTAAAGTCTTTCTGGCTCGACATAGATTGCGGGCCGAAGAAGGCGGAGATTAACGACACGACAGGCAGACCGGACGGTTACATTGACCAAGCCACTGGGCTGACTGCACTAAAGAAGTTCTGTTCCCATATCGGGCTACCCAAACCTATCGTCGTTAATTCTGGGCGCGGGTTGCACGTATACTGGCCGCTTACAACTGAAGTGCCACCCGAACGGTGGGAGCCTGTTGCGCAGCGGTTACGTGAGTTGTGCAATATCCATGACCTGTATGTGGACCCGTCAGTCTTTGAGACTGCTAGGATACTGCGTATCCCCGGAACGTACAACTTTAAGGACGACACTCCGCATCTGGTGTCTGTGGTGCACACGGGTAAGCCTACGCCTATCGAGGACTTAATTGACCTACTCGGCGTTAAGGTTCCGGCATCTGGGTTGTTTGGGGCAGCTTCGCCTAAGCGTGGGCTGACTGCGCTTGGTAAGGCCATGCAGCAGAGCATCGACAAGAACTTCTCCAAGATTATACGGCGAAGTGCTAAGGGCGATGGGTGTTTGCAGCTACTTGACTGCGTACAGAACCAAGCCACACTGTCCGAAGCTAGGTGGTTTGACGCCCTATCAATCGCTAAGTTCTGCAACGACAAGGACAAGGCGATACACAAGCTGTCTTCAGGCCACCCTGAATACGACCCCGCTAAGACCGAGCAGAAGATTGAGCATATCGAAGCGCCACATAACTGTGTTACCTTCGACCGGAATAACCCCGGCCTGTGTGCTAGCTGTCCGCACTTTGGCAAGATTAAGAACCCGATAACGCTGGGCAGGGAAGTCAAGGCGGCAAGTGTCGCTGAACGCACGTTGGAGTTCCAACACCCGAAGACCAAGCAGATTGAGGTCGCCGTCATACCGGAATACCCCAAGCCTTACTTTAGGGGCGAGAGGGGCGGTATATGGAAACTTATACCCGCAGACGAGGCAGAGCCTGTGTTTGTGTACGAGAACGACCTATATGTCGTTAAGCGCATGCGCGACCCTATCGAGAAGGACGTCGTGCTAATCAGGCTGCACATGCCCCGCGACGGGGTGCGTGAGATTATTGTGCCGAACACTAAGGTTACGGACAAGGCCGAACTGCGCAAGATATTGTCTGGCGAAGGCGTAATGTGCCCACCCAAGCAGTTTGATATGATTTTAGACTATCTCGTCCGCGCTGTGGCCGAGATGCAACATGAGAGTGAGGTAGAGCATATGCGATTACAATTTGGATGGGCTGATAACGACAGCAAGTTTATCATAGGCGAACGGGAAATTACGGCTGAAGGCACGTTCTATAGCCCCCCTTCGACGGCAACAGCGGCAATCGCTGCATACATGACCACTGAAGGCACACTCGAAAAGTGGCAAGAAGTGTTCAACATGTACAATAAGCCCGGTATGGAAGCGCATGCTTTCGCTGCACTGACCGCCTTCGGCGCGCCGCTACTCAAGTTCACAGGGCAAAGCGGTGCAGCTATTAACCTTATCAACCCAACATCAGGTACTGGTAAGACGACTGCGTTGCGCATGGCGAATAGCGTATACGGAAATCCACGGGAACTATGTTCGACCAAGGACGACACCAACAACGCCCGTATCCTTAAGCTGGGCACACACAACAACTTACCGTTCTGCGTGGATGAAATCACCAATATGGACGCTATGGCGTTCTCCGACCTTATCTACGCAATGTCGAGCGGCAAGGGTAAGGACCGCATGGAGGCCAGCGGTAACAAGCTACGTCCGAACCACACGAAGTGGCAAACGATAAGCCTCTGCTCCTCGAACGCGTCTTTCTACGAAAAGCTGGCAAGTGCGAAGATGAAGCCGGATGGCGAGATGATGCGTATGATTGAGTATAATATCGACGCTAACGACGTGTACGACGTAGAGACAGCCAAGAAGATGTTCGACTTCCAGCTTCAGGAAAACTACGGGCATGCAGGTATTATCTATGCCGAGTGGCTGGTGCGTAACAAAGAGGAAGCGGTGAAAGAACTGCTCGCTATCCAAGCCAAGATAGACAGCGAGATGAAGCTGACGCAGCGTGAGCGCTTCTGGTCTGCACAGATTGCCGCCAACATAACTGGTGGGCTTATCGCCGTGAAGTACCTCAAGCTTATCGACTTCGACATGCGCCGTATATACCTATGGGCAACACAGAAGATGCTCTCGACGCTGCGCGAAGACGTAAAGCCGCCAGCTACGGACAAAGCGTCTGTCATCGGTGACTACCTTAACCGCCACATCAACAACATTTTGGTAGTGAACGACACAGTAGATAACCGCACGAAGATGGCGACACTGCCTATGGTTGAGCCACGGGGCGAGTTGCTCGTACGCTACGAACCAGATACTAAGCGCATGTTTATCGACTCGAAGCACTTCCGTAACGACTGTGTTAAGCACCAAGTTAGCTACAAGGACACGCTCAACGGGCTTAAGTCGGACGGTGTGTATCTCGGTGGCGTACAGAAGCGCATGGCCAAGGGCATGCAGGTGACCACCACGAACGTGTATTGCTTAGCCTTCGACACTTCTTCGAATAGCTTTTTAGACGTGGACACTATTGTTGAGGCAGCTAGCCAGAGTGATGACGATGCTGGTGGAGGGAGTTAAGTACGAAATTAACTGGAAGGCTTTCCGGCGAGGCGCGTCGATTTTTATCCCGTGCCTCAACACTAAAGAGGCTAGGCACACCATATATGGTGTATGCAGACGCCTAAAGATGAAAATAATCACTAAAATTGTCATCTACGAAGGTATTAGGGGTTTACGCATCTGGCGTCAGTAAGTATCATGCCGTCTCAGGAAGTTTGCTCCTTCCTCCCCGGCCTCACGGCCAATACCCCCCAGCCTGCACTGCTGGGGGGTATTTTTATTTCCGCTTCTTCACTTCGTTGTAGGTCCGGTTGAACTCCTTGTAGACCTCGTTCATGGCATCGTACTTGTCTTCGATGCTGCTGTACTCACCTTCACGGTCAGCTTTGCGAATAGCCTTAAGTTCTGTAACTGCGGTGCCATAAGCTTCCATAATCTCTGGCTCGGTCTGCAGCGGGAACGCTTTCTGGTTTTCTGCCAGTGCAGCTTCGTCTGTTTCGTCGTACTCTGGTGCTTCTTCTGCGTCAGGCGAACCGTTTACCTTCTTGTACGTCGGGTAAATAGCATCCATCTTATCGGTGTTTTCGTAGAAGTTGCTCATAGGCGCGTACTCGCCGCCCTTACCCGTTACCTTAAACAGGTCTGGCATCTTGCCCGACAATATGTCTCCGCTGATGGTGGCCAGACCGCCACCATACTGCTTTGCAAGATACTCGTACCACTCAGGTGCACGGGAGAAGTCGCCCTGCACTGTTGAAGTGCCGCCGCCTAAAGAGTTGGCACCCCGCGCAATCCATTTCCATACTTCTGCTGTGTCTTCGCGGCCTAATTCCGAAGGTGGCGTCTGGCCAAACCGGTCTTCACGAAAAATATTTCCACCGAAGAAGTTAGTGTTGAATGCGATGTCTGCAAAAGGCTGCGTTAAGTCAGGTAGTCCTAGGCTAACTACTTGTGCTCCTAGGTCTTCGGAGCTCGAACCGCGCACCGGCAACGCCATATTACGGAATGCGAGCACTGAAGTCACAGCAGCCTCCATAGGGCTTATTTCTCCAAGGTAACCCGCAGTAAACTGTTCACCTACATACTTAGCAAAGCCGAGAGAGAACGCCATAGGTATAGCTACGTAGTCGTTAGCACCGGGACCGTAATACAAAACAGTACGTGTCTGCCGAGTCGCGTCGTTTACGTCGTATATATTTTTACGACCATCTTCGTCGTCGTCGCCACCGTTCAGGAAATGGTTTATAAGCTGCGCCACAACACCCAGCTTTATCGCAGCAATTATAACCCTACGTGCATTCCGTGAAGTAAGTCCTTGCTTAACGAACTTACGCCCACCTTCGACACCAGCACTGAAGAAGAAGAAAAATGCATCAAGCTCTGGGGCTAGTTCCCCCCTACGCGTGAGGTTGAGCGACGAGTCAAGCGCAAGCGAAGCTGCGTCATCCCGGCTTATGTTTGCTTCTAGTGCTGCACGGTAAGTAGCAAAGCGGGCCTGCATGTCTATGACCTGCGATAGGGTATCCATAAGGTCCAAAGGTATTTTAGCTACGTCTACAGCGGCACGAGCACTGTCTTTAGCGGTGCCCAGAAGAGTCATTTGCTCATAACGCTTAAGCGACTCTTTAAGGTTCGCCATTTGCTCTACAGTGTCTTTTATCATGGAACTACCTACAGCACCGCCATCACGCAGAAACTGGTCGAACAGCAACGTCAACTCGTTTGCTTGCTCAGGAGACGCACCCATCCGCGCCAGACTGACGAGCTTCGATTGTTCAGGGTCTGTACCGTTTAAATAGCTACGCGTTACCAGAGCCTGCAGTGGGCTAAACATATACATTGCAGACTTCGCGGCAATATTCTTACCTTCGGCTGGTCCACCCTTGATACCCTGTGCCGAGTAGTTGGTCATAATAGCTTCTTGGAAGTCGCGTTGCCATGCGGTGCCGAGCAAATAGCTAGGGTTAAACCGAGTCTTGAGCGACTTAATACCGTTACTTACAACCTGTATTGTGGCTATCGCTGCGTGCACATCTTTGGGCGTCATGTTTGCAAACGCACGAAAGAGTGCGTTGCCTGCGGCGGTATCTTGGAAATCTAGGTAGTAAGCGTCCCCATCCTTCTTAACGAGGAAAATACGGTCTGCTGCTCCCGTGTTACCACTTACTTTCTCACGTATGTTTGTTAGAGCTTTGCCGGTTAGCATCTGCGCACCGGGCACCTTCTTTTCCGAGTAGACTTTTACTACGCCTTTATGGGTAATAGGGTCGTTGAGTGCAGCTTCCAACAGTGCCTGCGATACGCGGTTACGTTCGATACGGGCAATAGCCATCTGCGCGTCATGCTGAAGGTTGGCTATAGGGCTTGAAGGCATGGACTTACGCCCGCGAGGAGCGATATATTCCCGTATACGCGTACCCCCGCCACCTCGTGCTTCAGCTTCACGGGCTTCAGCCATTTTTGTATTTGGGTTACCATCGGCCATCATGTCGCCGTTTAATGCGTAACCTTTAAGTGGGGTGTAGAATGGCTGCTCTTTGCGCATTTTCTTCCAAGCGTCTTTAGACAGCATACCGGACTCTATGCGTTGCTTACCCATAAAGTCTACGAGTGCGTCGTGTATCTTAGCTACTTGACGCAGCTTAGGTGTGAGACCCTCTAGGGCCATCTTGTTCAGCACCATATCTGCATCAACGTCGGACATACCCGAACCGTCAGTAATCTCACCCTTGGAACTCTTGCGCACCATTGCGTTGCGGTCCTTGGCACTACGTGCCCAGAGGTACATATCTACGTCCTGCGGGTCGAGTTCGAGTTCTTTAATCTTGTTTTCCAACGGGTCTAGGTACCAGCGGCGCAGGCTCATCTGGTTACCTATCCTACGGCTCTCCAGCAGTTCAAACTTATGCGCCACGTCTAGGTTAGGCGGTAGTTTAGTCACTCCATATATAGAGGCCAGTGCCCGTGTGTAGTCTACGGCATCCCGATACTTAAAGTTAAACTTGCGGATAGCCCAGCTACGTAGCTTCTTAAGACGTGACTGGTTCTCTGCCGCAAAGCCAAGGGTTTCGATACGTGGATTAGACGGCGTAGCAGCGGGACCGTTAGGTAGCGGTGAAGCTGTGACTGTGGTTTGTTCAAGCTGTGGTGCGCCGAAATCCTGCTCTGTGGCGTACTTATCCTTGTACTCCTCAAGCTTCCGCATGATTTCTGCGGGTGTGGCGCGTTGATTTTCTGCAGCGCCTTTGAGCAAGCGGTACGCCTGTTCTGTAATTTCTGGTTCTTTGCCTTCAGTAGGGTCCGATAGGAACGCACCTTCAATTTCGTCAAGTACGTCGTCGTAGGTTATTTCTTCCTCCTGTACAGCTTCCTGTACAGGTACCTGCTCCGCTGCTTCTTCCTGCTGACGCACATCCAAAGGCGTAAGGTCTAAGTCTTCAGACACTTCGCTAATAAATTTCTTGAAAGTCTCGGTTGGCAAGAAGCGCTGAGCACGCGCAGACTTGTAGAACGCCAGAAGCGAACGTGCCAGCTTCGAGAAGAAGTTATCGACTACCGACAAGGGCACAGCGTCAGACACAGCCCAACGTGCAGTTTGGTCTGCATACCACTCGGAGAAAGACTTCCAGTACCTACGCTGCTGGTCTATGTCATCAGCCATAATATTAGGGTTGGCTATCTGCAGGGTACGCCCAGCGATACGTGCACGTAAACTTTCTACGAACTCGCGTCCCGTCTTGCCCTTCTGGCTAGTTAACCACTGCTCATATGCTTGTTTAAGCTCTGCGCGTACTTCAGGCGAAGCCTTTGCAAACACCTCTTTCATGTGCACGTGACCCATCTCATGCGCGATGGTTTCAAGCATGCGGGAGATGTTGTTTTTTCCCCTGTATAATATGTAGTGCTCGTTAATACCCGTCTGCTGGGTTAATCCCCCCGCATTATCCATAGCAGCAGCCTTCGCTATCTGCGGGAACTGGGGTTTAAGCTTAGCGGCATTATCAGCAGCGTTACTAAACGTTGAGAAATATAGCTTGGTGTCGGGGAAAAGCAGCTTGTGCCAACCGCGAACTATGCCCTGTATCTCAAGCGGAACGTCCGGGGCAAACGCAAGGTTAGTCGCATCATACTCCACAAACGCCGTGGTGACAGGCGGAGGCGGAGGCGGAGGAGCGGGCACGGGAGTGGGAGCCGCTGCGACAGGAGCAGGAGCGGGCGGGGCTTCAACTACAGGCGCTTCGACCGGGGCTTCAACTACAGGCGCTTCGACCGGGGCTTCAACTACAGGCGCTTCGACCGGGGCTTCAACTACAGGCGCAGGTGTGCGCTGCGCCAACTTGTCTTCAGCAGTTGGAATAAGGCTTTCGATGTCTTTGGCGTCACCACGCAGTGCAGCCATTTCCTGCTCATTAGGAGCATCCCAGCTGTTCTTATCTACCTGCCCTATGAACGCACGGTATTTATCTTTGATAGCTGGGTCGCGCAGGATACGTTCAAAAGTCGCATTACGCTTTGCGTTCTCAGCATCTAACCGCTGCTGGAACTCACCTTCTGGACCGAACACAGCTTCCGCTGCTTCAAAACCGTATACACGGTCAACCTCGTCAGGAGTAAGTGGTTCCATGTTCCGACGCTTAAGGTCGGCGTTAATTTTCTTTTGTTTGTTTTCGCCCTTGATATCTGGGTCGTAGATAATTGGCTCAATTACGTTCATGCGCGCAACCATGCGCTCGCGGCTAAGAATGTCTTCTACACGCGCTGCAGTAGTTTCAAATTCGGAGTCACGACGAACGATATCACGCAGTGATGTAGACTCACGCATATTAGGGGCTTCTAGCCCTTTGGACGCTAGGGTATCAACAAAGGCACCCATCTTGTCTACAACGTCCGGGTTTTCTGCAATCTGGCGGAACAACTCTTCACGCTCTTGAGCAGCAGCTTCACGCTCGGCAGCGTTTTGTTCAATCTCATCTGCAAGGGTAATCGTAACCGTAGGTGCAGCCTGTTCGGTGCCTGCTTCTGCTACTCGCGCTGGGGCTGTGCCCTCTGGCGGGGCCGTGAGCAATTCGAAGTACTCGTCACGCGCCTTAGCGGCTTCGTCGAGCACGAGCATCCGAGCGATTTTAGCATCTTCGGAGATGCGTGCCTTAGAGATAGATTTCTTCTGCTTCTCGAAGAACGCGTCGATATCTTCTGGTTTGCCTGCCGCCATGCCTTTATTAAGCGCCGAAGAAACATTCTTGATGTACGACTCTGCGTCCTCATCAGGCGCTGTGTTGCCAAGCGACTGCACCAAGCGAGCTTCGATGTTTTGCTTTGACAGCGTTTCTGGTATCTTCGTTGCACGGAAGCCTTCAGTTGGCACGCGCATGCGGTCCAAGTCTTCCACGTTCATGCGGGTTGGAATGCCGTTAGGCTGCATAACAATTACGTTACCGTCAGCATCGGGACGACCCATAGTCTGCACGGTTATACGGTCTTGCTGTGTTGGGTCTTCCCTGTTCGGTACGTTAATGTCGAAGGTGGCAGTTGCCTCTTCGTTTGCAGCTATGATATCGAGGGCTTTCTGGCGGCTGTCTGCAGCACGTTTGCCAAGGTAACTAGAAGCTTCCGTAGTGGAACGCACACCGGCACCGACAATACCACCAACAAGAGCAGCGCGGCCTACGCCTTCCATTAGGTCACGCTCTTCATCGTACAACTGCTGCGCAATCAGGTTAGAGCCTGCCTGAACACCGCCTTCTTGAGCGGCTTCTTCTAGAGCGCCTACGGCGATACGCCCAGCACCTGTGGCTTGCACTTCAGTTAGTTCCTTGCCTACGGCCTTAGCAAGAGCAGTCGGGTCTACCTTACCCTTAGTCATACGGCTTATTGTGCTAGCCGCTTTCTCCATGGCCGCGCCACGCTGGGCTATTGGTAGGCGTTCGACTAGGCGATTGAAAACACCGACTTCTGCTGCGCCAAGTCCAGCGTTAAGAAGCATGGTTGCGAAAGCCGTGGCATCGCCAACTTCCTTACCTGTACGCTGTTCGTACGCACGAATATCTTCTGCACCTTGTCCGGCACCTTGGACAGTGGCTATGCCGTATTGTCCGGGAAGTGACGCTTTCGCTATGGCTTCTGCCCGCGCTGCACCTTGAAGCCCTTTACCTGCACCAGCAAGACGCGCAGCGCCACCGGGAACGGCAAACGTTGCCATGCTACCAAGACCACCACTTACGTCTGTGGCAAGCTGTGTGGTAGGGTCATATTGTAAGTCTTCGCTTGGTGCACCGAATATACCTTCGGCAAACTTACGTGCGGCTTCTTGGTCAGCTTTACCGGTCTTGGTGAAATACTCACCACCCGGTGCCCCAACCATAGATAATCCACGACCTGTAAACTCTTCAATCACACCGGGCAGAGAGACTATACCACGTGTAAATTCACGAGGCGCAGCGCCAAGTGTTTCGCGTGCAAAGCTGGGCTTAGGCGCTTCTATACCGGTCTTCTCAATAAACGCCGCTTGGTTACCCAGTGCTGCTGCGCTGGCACGCGCACGTTTTGCTGCATCCCGAAGGGCTTGTGCTTGGTCTGGACCGCGGTCGATACGCCCGGGAGTTATCTTCGCTTGGGCTTCAAGTTGGGCAGCTTGGGCAAGAAGCTTCTGCCGCTCGGTAGCGATGTCCGTTATACGTGTAGACTGCTGGGTTTCTGTAAGTGCCTTTGGCACCGTGCTGTCAGCACCGAAGATGCTGTCGTATACACCACCTAAAAACCCTTGTTCTTCCTTACGCCTTTTCTGCACCTGCTGTTGAGCAGCAGTTTGCCTTGCTTGTCTCTCGGATACGGGAGCCGAAGTTGATATTGCCCGTACGCGTTTTATTTCTGCAGCTATGGCATTTGCACCACGAGTATCCTTGGCGTTATGCGCTTTTAAAAGCGCCGCCTCTAGTTGCTGCATAGTAGCCATATTTAAAGTCCGTATAGTTTAGCAATATCCGCAGGTAATGCGCTTTGTGGGGCTATTTGACCACCCCTAACGACTTTTTTATCTGTGCGCAAAGGAGGCTGTCCATACTTTTCAACATGCTTCGTATACGCTTGGATACCCTTTGATTTTGTAGTGGGTAGCGTAGTATACTCTGGTAAATCTGCAAATAATGCAAACTCGTTAGCAGCCCTACGGGCTTTAGTATATTCGGAAAAGTACCTCCTAGCTCCCGGCATATCACCACTAGCAGCTAGCTTTTCACCTTCTTTGAACGCTGCTGTCATACGGGCAGAAGCATTTTTGTAACCCTTTTCGGCCTGTGCTTGGGAAAGGGGTTTAGTGCCCACTCCGCTACCGCTACCACTACCGCCGCTACCGCGCATACCCGCAATACGTAAGGCGTTAGCACGGTCGAGTGCGCCTTCGCCCTTTTGGAAATCACGTACTGCTTGTGCTTCGCTGCTTGTAAACGCACGGCCAATCTGGCCTTCCTTGCCTTGGATACCTGTGCGCTGCATATCAAGTAGCTGCATAGCCTTCTGCGCAGCAGCAGTGTTGCGGCCCTGTTCGAGGTCCATGAGACCCTTCTGGATTTCACGCTCTTCTGCACGGCGTTCTTTTTCCGCAGCTTTAAAGCCCGGTAGCGCCGCACCGATACCTCGGGTAGCGGACTGAAGCAAAGAACCGGGCGTGTTTGCCATAGCAATCCCCGCCTCAATCATCGCCATATTGATGTCCTTACTACGGCCCGCTTTCAGCGCTTCAGGGCTACGCCGCTTAAGCAAGTCGGCTTCATATTCACTTGAGTATTTAGTCTCTGGCACGCCAAACAACTTGTCCCGCATAGCAGCGTTTGCTGACGGGTCTTTGTAGTTATAGCCAAAGTAAGTGTCAGGATTGCCGTCACCGTCTTCATCTTCTTCTGCACCAATAGCAGCGCCAGCAGCAAACGAAACCAATCCGCCACCTGCATAGCCATCGTCAAAGCCACCGTTACCGGGCTCATCAAACATAGTGTCAGGTACAGGGAGTTCGGAAAGACCACCACCAGAGGCGTAGGGAGGAACCATACCGCCTTCAGCCATAGCGGGCATACCCTGCGGAGGCGGACCCATACCCTGTGGAGGCATTCCTTGTGGTGGAGGCGCACCCATAGGCGGCATAGCCGCAGCTTCTGGCGTAGCACC